AAGACTGCAGCCAACAAAACTATAGTTAGTGCTGCGAAACCTTTACTTTTCATTTTTTGCTTTTCTGTTAGAGGTTTAAACCGAGTATACTAATAAGCTTGTGTTACAAAATCTATTGCTCACAGAATCTAAGCCATCCCACTTTGTAACCTGGTGATAACTAACATGATGATCAGTGTAAGCTGTTGCAGTTCTCAATCTTAGCTGTCTAGCGCCGGACCAAGAAGGAATTATAAATCTGTAGTACAAATAATCTCTTATGTATTGACCTGTACCGAATGCACCAAAGTTTTTCCCAAATTTGTTGTTTATCTCTGCCCAGCTTCCAGTATTATGTTCTAAAATAATATGTTGGAAAGAGGGCTTGTTAAGTGCTTCAACATAGAAACCAATTTCATATACTACGTTATTAGACCCAGCAACAGGTGTGTATGTTATTTCCGAGCCGTTGATTGTTTCGTAAGCGTTAACTGTTGTTGAAGTTGTTTGTACACTTGTGTTAGCAGTCATTATTGCTTGATAGTTTTTTTCATCTAAGTCAATGTTTGTATACGTCATTTTAAACCTCAAATAAAACTAATGATGGGTCAAAGATTTTTACAGATGCACCTCCGTCAAAGTGGTTACCTTGGTGCAATTGTGGCTTTAAACTGTTAGAATACGTTCTACAGACAAGCCTAAACTGATTTGTCCCTGAAAGTCCATTAATCACAAAAAACGCTGTATTGAGTCGATATAAATAATCAGTAACATTGCGCTCATCAGATGCAACATTGTAGTTTGCACCAGATACGTCATTTATGTCACTCGAAAACCCGTCAGTGCTTTTTTGCAATTTAATGTGCAAAAACCACTTATTCACACTACTTGTTAACTGTATATCAAAGATAAATCGATATACAAGTTTATTGCTGCTACTGACGCTAGTAAACTCTGCTCTAGAGCCTGTTATTTCAACATACGAAGTGTCTAACGTTTGTATTGAGGTACTGCTTTCTTTATTCGCGATATGTTGTTTTTTTCTAATGTAACTCATGATACTACCGAATAAATTGTAATGTGTGGACAAGCTGCAGCGCCTTCAGACGCGGAAGCGTAGATTTGTCTTCCAATGGTATACTCTGCGCCATTAAAGTAAGCTCTTCCGGCAAGTCTTATTTTTCTTGATCCAGACCACGTATCTAATACAAAAGAATAATTCATATTTAACCAATCCGAATCAGCTTCTGTAGGAGAATAAGTTCCTTCAAGTAATTCTGTGCCACTAATTGTATTCCAACTTGAGCCATTGTCATCCGAGTATTGTAGTCTAGTGCTAGGGTAAGAGCCATATGTGTCTGGGTCCCAAGCTATAGTAAGATTTACTTCGTAAACTACTTTGCTTGCGTTAACGTGTGGTGTATAAGTTACTTCTGTCCCAGAATATCCTGCTATAGTAGTAGTTAGCTGTTGTTTAGTAAAGCTAGCTGTGTCTGTTACTATTTGTTGGTTTTTTAAGATGTTATTCTTGATATAAGTCAATTTTATCACGCCTAGATCATTATACTATTATATATCATTCAAGTCCAGACTTTTTGTTTTTTTACTGTGTTTTCTTAAGATATATAAGTCTTCTTGTTCCATGATAATTTTTATTTTCTATATTGTCAACTGTCCAATAATGACCGCTTTGTTTTATTATTTTATAAAATTCATGCATTAATAACACGTCGATATTAAGCCCTTGCTGCTTTAAAATATCTGCAGCTAAAAGATTAGAATTAAACTTCCTATCTCTTCTTATCGCTTTTAACTCTACATATCTATCCTCATCGGGATGATAAAAGTCCGGTGTATACTGCTTATCTCTTCCATCATATTGAACTGTAAATGTTTTGTGCTCATAAACATAAGATTTATTTGTAGCTTCACACCATCTCGCATAGTCAGCTTCTAAAGATGACTTAAAAAAGTAATTGCTCGGCAAGTCATATCTAAAACCTAATCTACCATTTGAAGGTATTTCATGCAAACCACTGCTTTGAGCCTTATACTGACATTGTTTACCACAATATTTTGTAGGCTTCCCGACAGGTTTTTGATAAACATCACCACAATAGTCACAAGTCAAATCCATTCTTTCATGCTTGTGCTCTTTGATATAACAGTCTCTAGAACAATATTTCTTCCCTCTTTTAGATTTAAACTCCTCTTGACAGCTAACACATTTTTCAATCTTATATTGTATTGACTTTTTATCTTTACATAACTTAGAACAGAACTTTGATTTTTCTGCTCTTGATGCAAGTTTTTTATATTCGCAAGCACAATTTGTGCATATCAACGTTACTTGTGTACTTTTTCTAGGCATAACTTACTCCTTTAAGAGTAAGTATCTAACAATGCGACTAGTTTACAGGTTGAGTCTAATTCACTTAGGGAAAAACATCTTTAAATCGATGTTTTTATCTTTTGCTTCTGTTAAATGTTTAAGTGGATTAAACTTATTAAGTTTATCCATTTCTTTTATTGACTCCCAAGATTGTCTTATTCCTTCCTTAAGACTTCTAGATCTACTTTTGCCTATAACGTCTAGAAATTTATCGTTACTTAATCTATGGTTCCCTAAGTAATCTGTTTCTGGGTGCCACTTAATAACTGACTCTAAACTTTTACCAGTCACTTCTTCAATTAGACTAACTATTTCTAATGTGTTATGAGGATTCTCTGCTGTAATGTTGAAATCTTCATAACTAATATCATTTACGATTAAGTCCATAACACTGCTGCAAAAATCTTCAACATGCATATAATCCTTTATCTTTCCAGGATTTAAAAACATATCTAAATTATTTATATTATTATGTATACAGAATAGAGACTTTGATATAAGAGAGTTCATATCTCCTTCACCACCGTATGCAAATAACGGTCTAACTACTAACCAGCTTTTTGCGTTATTCTTAACAGTCATTTCTCCAGAATACTTTTGAACAGCATAATTTGTTCGAGGATATATCGTGCTGTTTTCATAGATTTCATTTTCTTGATAAAGATATGTATCATATATGACTGTTGTCCCTATATACACAATCTTTGTATTTGTATTATTAGCTGCCTCAGTTATAATGTGAGTTCCTAACACATTAGTTGATATTGCATGCTCCGGGTTTAACGCAACAACATCAGTTCCTACAACAGCAGCATTATGTATAATAACATCAACATCTAAGTCTGAAAGAAGCTGCGACCATTTTTCAATGCTATTACTATATACACATACTTCACCACTCTCAGTAGTTTCATAGCCTTCTGAATATTTGCTTTCATCTAATGATACAAATTCATGACTAAATTTATTAATTTTATTTGATAAGTTGCTAGCGATAAAACCTTTTTCACCTGTTATTGCAATTCTCATTTTATCTTGTCCTCTCACAATTTATAATTTTCATATCTTGCGTTCTTATTTTTTTTACGTTCCCATTGTTATATACAGAATATTCAAAAAAACTTCGCTCTCCCCATCTAGTCTCTTTTGTAAAAAGATGTTTTCTATCTAAAATCAAACTTGTCTCAACAAAAGCTGTAAAAATACAGTTGTATTCGTAATGAACGTAGTCACCTATTTTTAAACCACTCTTATATGAACTATACTTTTCCATTTTTATATCACCTTATACTTCGTCATATCAACGTTTTTATAAACTACGTTGTCATATAACAATTCATAAACATAATAGTCTCTAATCGCATTAGAATACGTCTTTTTTTTATTCAAGACAATGACATTATTGATTTCTTTGTCTGTTGTAATGTCTTTCATATTTATCAAAGAACCTATTTTTATCATTTTTGCTTTTCAATTCTTTTATACTAGATAAATTTTTAACTTCTATACTTGAATTATAATTCATATTAAGTTTCAATATAAAACCGGATTCTTTTAAAAATACTATTTGACTCGGCCTAATATTGCTATCTGTATAAATGGCGTCAATCACTAAACAATTATCATATATATCTATTGAATTATAGTAATGTTGATGAATTTTTACACATACAAGATTACCAATATCTTCTTCATCCAAGAAAAAACTGTTGTTTATCTTAAAAAACATTTTCAAATTACTTTATACGTTATTATATTATAAGGTATAACATCTATTTCATTGTTTGATAGAACGTAAATCATAGCATAAAAGTTTCTATCTTTTTTTATGTCTATAACTAATCCTATTTTTTCTTCTTCATTTGAATATAAAAAATTGTAGTTTATAACATGGCCAACGTTAATGTTTAAACCAATATTATTTTCAGCCTTATTACTCAATCTTTTAAAATTCTATAAGCTTCAGGATCATCTAATTCTGTATTAGCTGCAGGTGGTTCTTCTTCAACGCTCTCAGGCAAAGTAGAATCGTGAACTTTGTTTGCCAAATCATTCTTTCCTGCCCACTGTAAGAATTGCATTAAAGGATGAGCAATAATATTATGAAAAGACCAGTTTTTAAATATTTTTTCATATTTTAAATTCATTTTAGTTCACTACATCCTTTATTTCGTCATCAGTAAACATTACTAATAAATTATCACTTATGCCCGTATAGAAACCATTAGGCCATTTTACTGATGTGTATTTGTATGGTATAACGTATTTTGTTTCTTTACCCTGCCTTATTCTAACAAGAAAACTTCTGTTAAACAAAAAAGTTCTTACTACGTTAACATTACTTATACATGTAACACTTTTATGTGTTTTGGTATCTTTAAATGACCAAAATTTTTCTGTATCATTCGATGGCATCTGTGTATGGCTCTTCTATGAGTTCGCCTTTTTTAATAACTCTATCAAGATAATCTTCTAATTCATTATAAGAAGTGCAAACTTTGATACCACTTCTTGCTAACATTAGATTAAACTTAGCGCCTTTAGGCAAGCCTGCACAAAAATAAATAATAGGCTTATCAAATGCATATGCATAACCAGTTTCCCAAATAGTCCCGATATCCTTGTCACGTGTATTAACAAGTAAAAAATCTGCTGTTTTAATATGATGTAAATTCCCTTTAAACGTAGCATCTTGAACCTCTTTTGAGGCGTTAGGTGGACAAATAAAAATCCTTCTTGGCGAAGCTAACTTAAAATAATCTTTTCTTTCATAAAAAATATTTTCTAGATGCGTCAATTCTTTCTCTTGCACATCATTAAACCAACCGCTAGCTAAATAAATCTTCTTCTCAATAATCTTTTCCATAATAACATTCTTTCTTTAATTGTTTTAAAACTAAAATTATACTTTAAATTTGATCTTTTACTGAATTGATAAATTCAACGTCTTCATTCCACATTCTTGTAAATATCTTTTCCTCACCAGATCTATTCCCATTAATCTCTTCACGACGACAAGGATAAATCGAATCGTTTTCATTGAATTCAAACAAATCATTTTTAGGTTCCGGGTGATAAAGATTTGTTCCTTTGGACGTAAATGTACCATCAGGTTGTTCAACTCTAAAAGTTCTCACATAATGCATATCAGGCTTGTTAAAGTCTAAACAGGAAGCAACCTCGGGAATTCTTTCAACAACTAATCTCGCAATACGTGTAGCCATAATATTATCCACTTCAGGCTGGATTTGCATATCTTGACGCTGTTTAATAAATCCAATTAAATCTTTAAGATTAAATCTAGCAATATAAAACGTTTCAAGAGACTTAGGCAGAATAACTCTAGCATCCATTAAAGAAACTACACGTGAATCAACCATATCTGAATATAGTTGTTTTGCTGCTGCAGCTACTTCAATAAAACGTTGGTGAAAGTCTGAATTTTCAACAGATTCAGGTACTAAAATGTTGTCATTTCGAAGGTCTCTGTCACCTGTGCATTGTGCAGCAAATGATCCAGCTCTATGGCGAATAAGATGTGTAACAGTCTGTGTATCAATACCACTTATCTTAAATGTAAAACCTAAGCACTCCATAGGTGTAGGTAACGCTCTAAAGTTTAAAACATCTTGAAGATTACTTGAAGCTTCTTTGAAAGAAGCATTCTCAAATCTAGTTTCACTAGGCGAATCTGCCCAAGTTGCCTTAGTCATATTCCAAGCAATTTTTTGTGCTTGTTCTTGTGTAGGTGCATCAACAACTTCAATGTTAAGTGACTCTAAATTATTAATGTAATTAGTTACAGGTTCTTGTCCAAATTTAAGATCCATAGGCAACAATACAGGTTCTAAGTTATTATTGATTGGCAAATTTTTTCTCCTTGTTATTTACCATTTA